TCCAACGCTTTGAAAAATACCCTTCAGTCGCAGCAGCTGCAATATCAAACTTTTGTTTCCAATGTTCAAGCTCTTGTAGTTCCGCAATCTTCGAAGGATTATTAAGATGTAGTTTAAAAGATAATAAATCATCTTCTCTGTAACCCATTGTGTATAAGTGTATGATGCCTATCTTTTCAAGCTCAGAGATGGCTACTCTTTGTAGTCTCTGGATGGTTCTTGCGAAACGTATGTCTTTCTGTGCAAGAGTCGTCTTGTCCTCTGTTGCTCCTTCTCCCATCGTAAGATACGACTGTGGTATTTTAAGAGCTGAGAATAGCTTATCTCTAAGGTATTTAACATCGTCAATACCACCGTTAAATTGGGCACCAGGGAGGGATGATATGTCTGTACTAGATGTTCCTCCACGTATTGGAATATAATAGTCTTCCTCAATCGACATTGGATTATAACGAAGATCTACTCGACCTGTTTTTGGGTCAACCACCTGATGACGTTTCATCTGGGTCATAACTTTTTGCATGTATTGCTCAACCTCTTGAGGAGGAATACCTCCAACATCTATCTTAAACACACGACGCTCGGGGGCTCGTACAATACGATAAGCCATCATAGCATCCTCTAATAGAATAAGCTGCCTGTAGATACGTCGGGCTGGTTCTAGAACAGATGTTCCATATGGAGCATGTTTATCATTACCCAATACGCGAAAGTGAGCAACTTGCCAATTCTCAAGAGTTAAAGCAGCTGAATTCCATTGATATTGTACATAGTTAGGGTTGGTTTCGTCTTCTCCCTCAAGTCTTTCAATTTCTCTCGGGGGAAGCCCAATAGCAGCTCGGATACCCATTTGTTCTTCAATGTCTAAGTAAAGAAAGAAGTCTCCGTATTTGCACATTGTCCGACACCATCCAAACAAATTATGTTCGATGTTTAAAACATTGTGGTATAAATTTTGTAAAATATGTTTGATTTCTTCATTTGCACACTTGATTCTCATCATTGGACGTATGTCTGTGTGGGTCGTCATCTCATCAGCATAGATATCTAGTGACGAAGCGATTTCCGGAACGTATTCCATTTCGTCAAAGTCCACGTATCTTTCCGCTCGGTTACGGTTTGAGACCATATTGAGGGTAAGATTGTTTATTGGGTTATACTCCCACTTTTTAAACTGTTGACCAGACGCAGAACGAAATCTTTTTGCATACATATCCAAGTCACGTCGCTTTAGTTGTCGACCGGTTTGCGTTCTTCGTTGAGTTATAGGACCAGAGAAAAGTCTTGTTAGCGCTCTGAATAGATCCGATTGTGGATTATAAGGAGACTTTTTATTATATTTTGCCATACATTAACCTTTTTGTAGTAAATAGTTATATTATACCATAAAGTAAGGGGTTTGTCAACTCATCCCTTGAAAATCCAAGCAAATTCTGTTGCAACCTTTATCTCTTTTTCGTATTTCTTTTCAAATTCTGCACTATACTCTTTCATACCCGGAATTGCTGTGTTTATGGTTTTTCCTGTTGAGTACATAGCATTGACCATAGCTTTCTTATATAAAACTTCTTTCTCTGATACTTCGAGCGCGGTGTCCCTTACCCAGCAAGCAATTGCCAAAGACATTATCAGGTCGTCATGGTAACTTCTCATCGCTTGTGGTTTTCCATTATTCCAAATAAATGTTTTTGTTTCTGAGAATAAACGTTGAGACTTTGGTTTTACAAGTTTGTTTCTAATATATTCTTCGAGTTTTGCTACAATCAGTGGCCTTGTTTTAGTTGATGTTGTAAAACCCATAACAGCATTTGAACTATATTCTCCCGTCAAAGCGTCCACATACTCATGTGTTCCTTTAATTGAATAGTATAGGTTAGGGTATTCTAAGTCTCGCAACTTTTCGCAAACAGAAATTCCAATACCAATATTTTCCACAACCAAAAGGCATCCGCCATATTCTTTTCCTGCGTCGTTTAGGATGCGGGCGAAGTGATCTAACGTTGGCTTACCTTGATATTCAGCAACGGCTTCCATTGTGTCTGTTCTCATAACATGAAATACGGAACTATCTGCACCGTCACCTCTAGCAACGTCTGCCACTAAAAGGTAAGGCACACCCTCTTGGTATCTCTCCCATATCCACATATTGCGATCCCAACCGGTTCTATACTCTGGTTCACAAACTTGTTGTTGTATCCAAGAGATATCATCAGGGTGAATCACTGTCTCACCCGATGTATTGAAATTGCATTCAAGTTCTTGTGCTATTTGTCTTCTCGACATGTTCTTGGTTTCTTTCTCGAACCAAGCTTGGTCTCGTTCGGGGTGAACGTCCCATGGCAATGAAACAGGGTGGAATTCATTATCACCATTCTCTGAGTCTACATAAGTTCTATGAAACCAGTTCCCAACACCCATAGGCGTCGATAAAGCGATACAGCGTCCACCAGTTGATAGAGTAGGATAAAGACCCGCCCAAAGCTCTTCGAGTCCCTCAACGTGTGCTGCTTCGTCAATAATGAGTAAAGACAGTGCTTCCGAACGACCAGCATCTGCTGATGTTCCGACGGCTTTGATGGTCGAACCGTTCGAGAGCTCAAACGAGTTTCGGTTATCGATTGTGATCTTAGCCACTTGCATCCAAGGTGGAAGGTTCTTCATCACTTGCTTTACCTTTTTGACCAAGTTGGCAGCTGTTGTGAACTTTGTCGCCATTACAAGAATGTTCTTTTCTTTGTGAAACAGCATGAACCAAACAGCATAAGCAGCTGATATCGTGGAGATACCTAACTGTCTTGCTTTCAGTATAACTGTGAAGCGATAATCATTGAAATCATTAACTAGGTTATCCTGATATGGATACGTGTTAAACGGAATGAGTCCACGAAGTGGGTGCGAGATTCTGCAATAGTTGTTGATAAAATATACAGGATCTTTTCCGGACTTTACGATCTCTTTTATAATCTCTTTCTTTGATAACTTGAGGGTCATATGCTCCTATTGTCTAATAACCTTCTGCGCCGATCATAGCAAACATATCTGCTACCATAGCTCTGATCATTTCTTCTCCTAAGCTAGGATACTTTTGCGATAGATTCGCAACTGCTTGTTCAAACTCAGGCATAGATGCATCAACATCAATCTCTTCTGGTGCGACTGACGGTAAATCATTATGAGGCTCAACAGCGCCCATTGGTCCAATATCATAACCTTCGTTTGTAACTACTTCTATTTCTTCTTTTATAATTTGCTTCAATCTTTCTTTTGATATTTTCATTTTTGGTTCGCTCCTTTTTTGCGTGTATCATTGCTTGGACGTTTATCTGAGAACTGATCTAAAAACTTTCGTGTAATCTTTCTTGAGTCTTCGATGGCTGGTTCAAGTTGTGGTAACTCCTTAAGTCCTGATATCTTGTAATGTTGTTTTGCATTTACAAAAGAACGTACTCTAGAGGTTGATTGTACAAGAACATCTGCATCACCGTCTTTTGTAAGCGTCACAGAATTTCCTGTTATCTTTCTATATTCCTTTTGAAGAAACTTCTTGATCTCATTCATCTGACGGTCGATGTCTCCAGCAAAGTTATTTGCATAAATATCTTTAAGAAGAACATCTGATTGGTAGGAAAGGCATAGCCTGTTTCCATAAAACTTAACAGAAAAGCCGTCAATAACTCTTGAGTCGTTTAGAGGGCATCCGTTTTCTCGCTTCAGTCCCATGCTTTTGGTCTCATCAGGACGAACGTAACGCTCATCGTGTGCTCCATCGTATCCATTCGCTGCCGCTTGGGCAAGTCCTTGTATAATTTCTAATGTTGTGCTACTCATTATTGGGTCTCCATCCTTTTAGCCACCGTTCTTCACGGTCTTCAACCCATTGGATATAACATTTTTCGCAACAATCAAACTTTGACATATAAACATCGTCGTTAGATTTGAAGGAGTATGTATTACAAACGGGACAAGAACGCTTGGTTTCTTTTGTAAATAGTTTATTTGAAACAAAAACTCCATTTACTTCAACGTGTTCTTGTTCTTCTTCGTTTCTTCTTTTGTAAAGGTCTTTCAATTGTTTAACATATTCTTTCTCTTTTTCATCAGTCCATTGACTCTTAGGATGTTGGACTGTCTTGTCTCCATACTTTTTTGCTATCTCTTTTTCAACCTTTACAATATAGTTTGGATCTTTCTTTTTCATTCAACCGCCTTTGCTATTGCTATCGTAGTTCCTACACCAGTAATTAGTCCTAAAGTGAACCAAAGTTGCTTTTTTGGAGGAGTTTTTAGCTTCTCTAGGCTCTCTATCCGCTTCTGTTGGGATTCAATCTTGGATACTAACACTTTCTTTTGATAGAGGTGTTCTGATCTTATTTCTTTGATTTCTTCATTTTTCTTTGCGAGAACCATTCCGACTTGATAATCAAGCTCAATCCGACACATGTCTTCAGCCTTTGAGACTTTGTCAGAAAGTAACTGAGCTGCTTCATCGTTGAATAGTCGTCCAGAGAAAGGTGCTGGTTCTCCTGCTGAGATATAAGTGTATTCTGGGCTTACTCCGTAAGCCAAGCTGGTTAATAATATTAAAATCATTTTTTAGTTATTCCTATGTCTTGAAACACATCATCAGGTGATGTGGTTTGTTTTTTTAGTTCCTCAAGCTTCTCTTTTCGTTTCTCTTCGAGTTGTCTTTCTACCTTTTCAGTTATCTCTTCTATCTTGTTATCTCTAGCTTTCTTTTCTTCTCGCAACCTTTCAAGGTTATCATTGTCATCTTTGTATTGATTCTTTGCAATTTTTGCTTGAGCCAACAAAGTACCTGAGTCTTTTTTACCTAACAAGTAAGCCAAACAGAATAAGCCCACTAGAACTAACCAGTCCCAGTGAGCTTTCATCCATGCTTTGAGTTTTAACAAACTAACCACCATGCCTCCACATTTTTGCAAAGTCAACAGCGGTTTGTCCACCGATATACATCATAGCAATCATTCCCCAAGTTTCAGGGTCTAACTGTGCAGATGCAAGGAGCGCTGTGGCACAGACGAAAACAAGAAGTTTTCTTGAAATCATCTTTTCTTGAAGAGCATCAAGGACACCTTTCTTCGGATTATCTAAATGAAGAACTTTTTGAAGATCAATCTTCTCAACCTTCTCTTGTACTTCTTCTTTTACATTTTCCATCATTTTTTTTCTATCTATCATATATTGTTCCACCTTTTGTAATAACTCTTCAATCTCCACATCTTATCCTCCTAAACATTTACCTTGGCATAGCCATTGTGCTTTTGGATATCGATTGTTTTATCAACGCAATCTTTGAGAACATCTAAATGTGATATTAAAAGAATAGTTTTAAATTTTGTTTTGATCATCTCCAAAAGCCTAATAAAACCTTCCATGTGTTCTTGGTCAAGAGCAGTGGCCGGTTCATCCATAATAAATAGTGTACTCTTTGGCAAATTCGTAATAGAAATTAGCGCTAGACGTATAGCCATCGCTGCTATTGTCTTCTCGGCACCTGAGCCCATAGAGATTGGACGGGACTCATATTTAGGATGTCTTATGCTTATATTAAGGTTCCTTCCATCTTCTTCAAATATAATTTCGAAGTCTACAATGGTTGAGAGACATTTCTGTATTTCTTCATTGATGATGGGAAGTTTTTGCTTGATAACTTCATAAGCGATACCATTGGTGTGCATACATCTCATAAACAAGTCGTAAGCAATCCATTCGGCCTCTAGTGCATCCTGCTCTGCTTTCTCTGATCGTACCACCTTCATAGAATGTTTAACAGAGCCCATCTCAACTAGGCAGTCTTGTATCTTCTTATCACATTTTTCTTTTCTTGCCTTTGCCTCAAGCATCTTAGCTTTCACAGCGTGCTTTTCTCTTGTGAGCGAGGAAAGGTTTTCGATAGCATGTTTGTTGCTCTCATACTCTTCCCTCTTCTGTTCTAAAGACACCAGTTCGTTTTTATATAAAGATACTCTCGATTCTAATGAATCTACCTTTATCTCCATGTTCTTAGCATCAGAAATAAGTTTATCTTTTCTAGTCTTCAAGCTATCATATTTTTCTAAGTCTGAGCGTATAGAATCAATATCTAAAAACTCCATCTTCTCTTCGAACACTGAGATGCTTTCAGATAAGCCGTCCAAGTCAGCTTGAATAGAAGGCAAAGTTTCTTTTGCCTTATTAGCATCTTTGACGAACTTGTTATCACAGCAAAAACTACATTCTGGATCATACTCGTGATTGTCTAACATTCTTATTTTCTTGACAGTGTTCTTTTGTTTAACAGACACAGTGTTCAGTTTTTGCACTGTTTCTCGATGCTGTTGCCTGTAGCCTTTCCAAGTCTCCTGTAAATCGTTTAAACGCTCAACAGATAGAGAAGATATGTATGTTACTAACTCAGAAGCTATCTCTCTGTTCTTATCAATATCAATTTTATATGTAGTTATCATATCCATTGCGTTTAGAACGTCGTTATGTCTTTGAGCTATAACATCTTCAATCTCGTGTATATCCACTATCTCTGTTGGAATAGAAGCGATATCCTGTTCTATCTTCGATAGTTCATCACGAAGCTCTTCATATCGAGTGGTATGCTTCTTACAAAGATCCGTTTGCTTATCTATGTCATCCTTGATCTCTTCAATAGTTTCCTGCTTAATCATCAGTTGTGATGATAGATTTCTGTTCTTAAACCTCTTGATCAGAGCGCTTATCTCAGCCGAATCTTTCTTTGCCAGTTTGAATTTTTGATCAAAGATCTCGAGATCAAGGAACTTTGCAAGTATTTCTTTTCTCTTTGTGGAACCTTCTTTGATAAACGCCAAGGAATCCATTTGAGAAGCCATAGAAGTTACCATGAAGTCTTCAATAGAACCAAATACACGTCTAATATTCTTGTCGCTATCCTTTACAGAATCACCATTGCAAGAACTATCGGTAGTGAGATTGTGGAAATCAAGATCACCAGAGGCGCTAATGACGGACTTTCCTTTGACGGTCTTACTAGATTTATTAAGATTGCGAGATATTTGATACTGCTGTCCATCTGCTTCAACAACCATTTGTATGCTTGCCTTGCTTTTGTTTTGATTGACGAGGTGAACGTTTTTCCTCTCTCCTTTGGAGGTTGTATTAAAAAGACCATACAAAGCAGAATCAATAACAGAAGATTTGCCACTGTAGTTCTTGCCAAAAATGCCAACAATTCCAGAGAGTTTTGTAAAATCAACGTGATTATCTTGTCCATAATTGAATAGATTTTCAAACCGCATCTCTTTAATATTCCATGTGACGTTCCTTCTGACTTCTTCATTCTTTTCTGCTTCCTTATTATACTTAGAGTTTAGATCGAGTACTTCCTGCATTATTTGCTCTTCCAGCTCATATTCTTTCAAATATTCCCTAATCCACCTTTCTTGAACGGAGATCTCTCGTAAGTTCTCCATCCTTTGTGTTTCTCCAAGCGAGGATGTGAATTCTGACGTGCTTTTGTCAACAAAGGTAACAGAGGTCGGATTATATTTAGAACGAGCTAAATCAGTAACCTGACGTATCTTGGTTGATGGTAAATTCGTACGCGAGATGAGTCGGAGTCTTGCTCCTCGTGGGATATGGTAATGTTCCGGTATACCACCGGCTTTATCCAAGTCGACAGTCATGAATGGACGAGGAGAGACAAATGTGACATGTTGTACATTGAACTTATCTTTCGAGTCAATATGCCATAGTTTGTAACCCTTACGAGATCCTTCTGAAAAGTTCTGTTGGATTGTCGAGCCGGCGTATTGTACACGACCTTCGGGATCTAATATTTGTGGTTTATGTATGTCTCCAAGCATAGCAAAGTCATGACCCTTGAATACAGAGACATCATCGTCTCCATGTTCCATAGCCCAACCGGTTCCTGTTGTTGAACCCATAACAGCACCATGATACAAGGCAATATTGATACCACTTGTATCAGGATCTTCCCAATGTTCTCTGTCAAAGATAGACAACACGTTGAACGACAACCCAGAGTCAACTCGATAGTTGCCTGAGTCTTTTAGAAGGTGCAAGTTAGGATGAGCCAAAGCTTCCGCTATTGGTGTTACAGCATCTTCCCTTCCAGAGTTTCTAAGGTTCCCATCGTGATTTCCTAATATAATATAGGTTGGCGCGATGTCCGCCAAGTTCTTTAGAAACTCTGCTGCCATAGCAAAGTATTCTGGTGATAGTTGAGTCTTTGTGTGAGCGAGGTCACCGCAATGAACAATCATATCAACTTTCTGCTCTCGAAGCTTCTTGTACATTTGTTTAAAAACAAAACGGTACTCTTCGTGATATTTAAGATTACGAATATGTGTATCCGCAAAATGCGCGATCTTATAAGTCATATATCCTCCGTGATTACTTATGTGTTCATTATAACACATTACGGAAGATCTGTCAAATTATTTTTTTATATCCTGCTAATCATTCTCTCAAAGAAATAAAAGTCAGACTCTATTGGTTCCGCATCTTGGAAGGCGTTATAAAATTGCCTTTCGGACATTGAGCCAATATCTTCAACTGCTGATGTGTCTATCCTATAGATCTCCATGTCATACTCTAACATGCTTTTAATCATCCAAGATGCCTTTTTCTCGGCGTCTGCATCAAGTCCAAGATATACTGGTGTGTCGTTGATAGATAACGCTTGAAACAGGCGAGAGTTTGTCCTTAAAGTGGAGCCGAGGATAGGGACGGCTTGTGTTCCTGCAACGAGAGCGTCGAAGACACCCTCAACTAGAACAACCGGTTCGTCCCAATCAATGATAAGTTCATTGAATATGATATCCTTAGATGCCAGAGGGTTGAGATATTTTCTCTTGTGTCCCACATACGAACGTGCAATAAAATAATTGACGTCTCCGTTCATATTGAACGATGGGATAATAATACGGCCTC